CGCTGTAGCAATCAATCTCTGTCCAGCCAGCATGGGAAGACATCGTATCTGATGCAGCCGGTGTATTACTTGCAGCAGCACCGTATAAGCCCACATACCACTGCGTGATCTGTGCTGCCGAGTTTGCCAGTGCCGTGCCAGCCATGTACTGAAGCCCGACATTGACTACCAAGTTATCACCCTCAGCAGTCCACTTGAGGTTGCCATCCTTGTCATGGCACTCTGCATAGTACCTACCGCAGGCCACAGCCGATTCACCCCACGATGTTTTAGCGGCTAACCCGCTAGAAACTTGATCACCCGCTTTTGCTTTTTCCATCATGCAATCCTTAAAACAGAATCAGTTGCGCCCATCGGGGGAAAAGTGACGATTAAATTTGACGCGTTTTTGGTAATCGTCTGCCCAAAGTTAAGTACACATACTGCACGATTTCCGTTGGTGGAATTGTAAATCAGTGCGCCCGCGCAGGAAAGAGTTACGTTGGTAAAAGTTGCGTCGTCAAACGACCAATATCCTGTATTACTTGATGAAAGGGGCGTGATGTTTGTAAGTGCAATCCCCCCAGCGGTGTAATTGGTTCCACTCGTCGGTACTTCCCCAGTGGATGTGTAAACGGTGGTATCTGCTCCGAGGTTGGCAGTTGCGACGTACAAAGCGAGCTTGAAAACATTGCCTGTCGTCCTTGTAAAGTTGTGCAGTCCTTGGGCAACTTCTGCCTTAAAACTTGTGCACATGGTTTGAACAATTGCCATACTACTTCACCGGATACCGTACTTGACCAGAACGATAAGCGTCCTGACGTTCCATACCATCACCAAGGCGTTTAGCAAGAGCTAAGGCTTCTTCATATTTATTTTGCACTGCTGCCATCATGTCTGGTTCAGCTTTAATAAAGAAGTACGCTTCCCGTAACGAACCATAAAGCAAAACAGAATCAAAGTTATCGCCCAACCAAGTTTGGCCTGAAGCAGCTTCGGTAATTGACTGTGGGTAATAGTAATAATGAAGCTCGACAGAATACCCGGAATCAGGTGTTGGACCTAATAAAAAAGTTAGCTCGTTAGGAAACGTAGGATAGTCGGGGCCAAAAATAGCGTAATGACGTGGGCGACCGGTATTACCAGAACCTAAAGTAACGGGATACGCTTCACGAATAAAATTAACGTCTTTGTTTAGTAAGTAATGGTAGCGCCCCGTGGCATCAATAACAGCCATACTATAGACCGCTAAAAAATCAGAGGGGCATTGGAGGTATTGATTATTTAAAGTGGCGGTCCCTGTTACGTTTTTTCGTAAGGAAGGAAATTGAACGGAGTTATAAATGCGCTGTTCAGCCTGTTTAACAAAAGTCGCAAGCTGTTGATCTGATGTCCACGTTGTTGCAGAATCAGCAAAAGTAATCGTCGGGTAGTCATTTTCGACATACCCTCGGATCGCCTTTTTTAAATCCGTATAGTTCACGCCATCGGACCTCTAGCCATTACACCCTTAGTTGCCGCCCCAGTACCGCGAATCTTAATACCAGAAGTCTTGGGTTTTGCATCCGTAGACTTTGGAGTCGGCGCGGGTTTAGGCTGATTAAAAGGTTTAACTTGTTTCATTACCGCCCCCGTACAGCGTTCTTTTGATTAGCAATCTTGGCGAGGTTGCGCCCCATCTTTAGCATGTTTGCGTTGGTCTTGCCACCCTTGGCAAGTTTGGTCAGAGGCTGACCTTTGTGCTTGGCTTTTTCGTGCTTGTGCACTGCACCAGCAATCATCTTTTTGTCCTGCGCTAAGTCTTTCTTATCCATCATAAACTCCTACGATACGGTGACTGAATTAACAAGTCCTCTAGGGACAAGATCGTTGGGGGTCAAAGCAGCATCAAAAGATCTGGAACCACCAATTGGATACCACCCCCATTGTATAACCCGACTGCCCCCAGAGGGAACCCCATTTTCATCTTGGCTTGAGTCGTCATTTACAGGTTCAATCTGTAAACCATTTAGCCCCGATTGATAATAAGAGTTAGAGTCAACACGAGGATTACGAATAGCCTGTGGGTCATACACAGGATACATACCAAGTTGCAATTGCGGCTGATCAGGTTCCCAACACTCAGGGCAGACAAGAATATTGACGTTCTTAGTCTTAATAACAAGCGACTTTAGCTGCTTCAATTTGTATCTGAAGTTACACCTATCGCACTGCGCGATAGCGTATTTACCAGAGGCAAACTGATTGGGCATTAGAAGCTCCCAGTATTACCTAAATACATCCGGCGCGGTACAAAACGAACCGCAGCTTTCTCACGATCTTCACCCGCTGCAAAATTCCACTGCTCTTCATAAGCAGCTTTAAGAGCTAATAATCGTTCTTGTCCTTCAGGAATCTTTTGAGCTATGTAATAAGCTAATCCTGCGGTGATACAGGGAAGAAACCTAAACGGCATATCAGGAGTTTGAATACCATCCCCAGCATTTTGTATGCGACGCATCCGCCAATAAACTACTTGATAGTACGGCGAGGCTTCAGTGCCTTGGTCAGGGACAGGCCAAACTGTGAATTGTGGGTAGGCGGTTTGTCCGGGGTCGTATGCACTTGTTGCAGGGTACGTGGCTCCAGAGTTCCTGCTGATGTAAATCTGTATCGGTCTTGCTTGAGCCAGCTTGTTTGGGATTGTGGCGTAGGTGGAGACACTAATCCTTGTAAGTGTAAGGTCAGCTTGCGTTGAGGCATTACCTGCACCCGTCCTTATAACGTGTTCAAGCAAGTCAATGGTGTCGTTCGGTAAATCGTACGTCGCAGTGCCCTGTACCAAATTCTTCGTGCCCTGCTCAATCGTCCACATATTGATGCCACGATTTGCCCACTCAATGGTTAGTAGATTCATCGAACGACGTGCAGTACGCAGGTCGTAACCAGAGCGCATCTCCCGACCAGCCCTCTCATAGGCTTCTTCGGCTATGTCAGTAAACTCAAGATTAAAGTCGGTTGAGCCGCTCGTGGTCATGTCTTGCTTCCAATTCTCTTAGGTCCATCGCTACGTCAGCTACACCGTGCCAATCTTCAAGAGCCACCATGACTTGCAGGTACTCCTTTAGTATTTCTTTCTGCACCTGCCAATCCTCGTAATCTTTCATCTGAATCTTGCAGTCTTTGCGGCAATTTTTGCCGGTTGTTTGACGAACTGCTTACCTGCGCTCTTTCCAGCCCGTTTAGCTCTTGTAGTCGCAGCGTATTCAGCAGGTGTAAGAGATTTAATTGCCGCCTCCGGGAGGTATCGTTCGCCAGTTGCTTTTGAACCCTGTGTGCTAGGTTTGCCACTGCGTGTCCTCCACTTCTGGTCAGTCCAATTTTTTAGACTTTGCTGCGGGGCTTTCATTAGACCATTTTTCCGCGAGTCTTACCGCGCTGCGCTATACCATCAGCACGTTTGGAAGCAGAACCTACTTTACCGCCTTTTTTATATGCGCCTCGATCATCCTCTGGGTAATCTTCTTTATCTTTTGGAGGGGGGCTAATTGTTTTTTCTACTTGGTTACCTTCTTTATCTAAATAAAACGTTTTTAGCTTCGTATCCCCCGGTTTATTAGGGGTTAAAGCGTTTTTCTCATTTTTTAAATACCTACTTAAATACGAACTAGTCACGATAACCCCCGCCTTTTTGCTTGTACTTCATAGCAAGCATCTGAGCTTTACGAGCTGACCACTGCCCCGGCGCACCACCTTTACCACCAGCTTTGATGCTGTTGAACAATGCTTTACGCATCCCCGGTTTGGTGTAATTGCCAGCTTCGTTCACGCGAGACACCTTGCCACCTTCAGCGTACTGATCAAAATCAGTGTTATCCCGCCTAGCTTTACGCTTGGCAGTCGGCATTTTTGAGGGCGAAATCGCCCCCATCCCGCGAGAGGGCATCATGTCAGCAAGCCTTGCCGCCGCGCATGTAACCGCCTTTAGCCATCTTGATCTGGGTGCCTTTGGTTTTACCCTTAACAGCAACACCATCACGACTAGGAGCTGCGGTCTTCACTGCACCCATTTTGCTAGGAGCAACCGAACCGCCCTTCTTCATACCAGCCTCTTTCATCTCATGTTTGATCATAGATTTAGGCGCACCTTTGGCTTTCATAAAGCCAATTTCTTTCTTCATCATTGCTTTAGATTCTTTCATTTCACCACCTTCCTTTGCACCAGTAAATTCTTTACCTACAGATTGAGGAACACCAACTTTCTTTGCAAATTTCGGGTTATGCGCTACGGCTTGCATGAAACGTTTCTGTTTTTCAGAAACTGGTGGCATTACATCTTTACCATCGTGCCACGAGTGCGTCCTTTTTTGACGCATCCGTCAGCGGCTTTGACGTAACCACCATTCTTAGCGGTTGCCACTTCTACTTCCAATTCTGCTTTCTTAACAGGCTTGGGTCTAGGCTTTGGCTTCTTAGGTGCAAGACGTGGATCGTATTCGGACGATGCCATATCTGGTGGGCTGGGTACGTTATTTGTCACTGACATGATCATCCTTTCTTAGCGAGGGCATCAATTTTTGCTTCAAGCCGTTCAAAGCCTGAGTCAAATCGTTCCATAATTTTTTCAAGATCCGCACGAACTTCTGCACGAGTGATGTGATCACGGGCTATTTCCTCCCGAGTTCTATTCAGTAGGATCTGGATACGTTTTTGTTCATCAGAAGAGTTCTTCAACATGAACATCACCAGTCCCACTAAAAACGACGTGATTAAATTCCAAACCAACGTACCCGTTTCCATTTAACACTTCCATCGACGTCTTGCCTGCCGAATCCGGCTATTTGGGTCTTTGGCTGCTTCAGGGAATTGCTTCATTTGACCGGCTGACCTAGCGCAAAAGGACTTCCTGCGTGCCGCATCTTTCGGTCCAGGATTGTCACTGGTCACAGCCGTCTTGAGTTTGCTGCCGGGATTTGCCTTGCGATACGCTGCAACGCCTTTCTCCGTCATTCCTGCGCCTTGTTTGGTAGGACGGAAATTGCCAGACTTTACAGACGTTGCAATACCCATTCCTTTCTTAGCCATGGCTTACCCGCAGATTAGTGTCACTGCCGTGACATTGGTAGGCGTAACAGTAGCAAAGTCATCATTACTAAATGCAGTACGGATACCTTCAGCCGCCATATATAAACTATTTACTTGCGTAGCAGAAGCTGGCGTATCTATTTCCAACAGGATTTGTGAGTCACTATTTCTTGTGACAATCACTGTCCCTGCTGAAGCACCCGCTAAGTAATACAGACCTTTGATACGTGTGGCCGGTAATGCCAACGCACCACCATACCCAACCGTAATAGCCCCGGTCGTAGCAGCGCTTACCGTGATAGATGAAATTTGTGCAAAGTAGTTTGTGCTGTAAACCGTTGTCGCATTAGGACCGGTTACAACTTCAGTCACACTTTCGCCTGCAACCGACCTGCCAACAATCGTAAAGGTTTTGCCTGACTCATCAGACCCACCTGTAATCGATACCTTATAGCCGTATCCATTAATTCCCGGTTGGGTCTTTAACAGGGTTAAAGCTCCAGCGCCAGAAGGTGTAACTGAGGCCACATAAAAATTAGCACTAGACCTAATCTTTACCGACCATACATCATATTGCATCCCCATGATGCACTCCTAATTAGGCTGCGGTCGTGATAGCAGTCCAAGTCGTAGCACCGTCCGTATTGATGTAGGCGCGAGTACTGGTCGAAGACCCATCAGTGCGGAGATACAACGACCCTTGTGCCGCTGATATAGTCGGCGCGCCAGAACCTACGTAAATGCCAAGGCCTGCTGTCGAAGACATAAGGAAAGCCGCCATACCGCCAGCAGCAGGAGCAGTACCGCTATCAGCAGTTACGTTCCCCGTGGCAGAAAGCGAAGCGACAGAAGTTGCAGATCCAAACGTAGCGTCAACAGTGACAGCACCCGTTGTGGAGTTGATTGAAATATCTTGGAATCCAGCAACCGATCTTACTGGACCCGTGAATGTGGTGTTAGCCATTTCATTCCTCACATGCGATACGGTGTATTAGTCTGCATGTCGTCAGCCGGGACTGTCTAATACACCGGATAACCCCGGAATAGTATGTTTGTATCAGTTTATAGGGGTGGTGTCAATTAACTTATTTGACTTTAAAAGGTTCTCTTGCTGGGGGATAACTCGCAAGTTCCATGGTACGTGAAGCCCACATACGAGTTCAGATCGTAGCGGAACAATGTGATCCACAACATATTGTTCGCCAGTAGTCTTACTCATAGTTATTGCAATTTGATATATCTGACGAATCTCGGATTTTTGTTTTCTGCTTAACCACTTCGGCGTTGCTAACCTATGTTTTCTTCGCCTTGCTTTGGTATCTGCTCTTACTTGTGTTTTGTTATTTTCTTTCCAAACGTTTCGATATTGCCTAAGAACCTCTGGAGGCCTAGTAGAAGCAGCAGCTACCACTTGCTCTTTGTTTGCCAAATACCAATCATTCTTTCGGTCTTTCACGTCCTCCCGTTTGTTGTACTCCCGAAAGTAATCTGCGCGTTTTTCAGCCGCCTCTTGCCACTCTACCTTCAAACAGTCTACGCACGACCCTTTTGTTTTACGTGGTGCTATATGCCCATGCTTACAAGGCTCTCCGGTGAAATAGTACTTGGCTCCTGATTCTTGAGCTTCTTTGCGTGTTTTGGGTAAGTTCGTGGTATCCATTTTATCTCCTGTGACTTAGTAACAGGTAATGTACCACAGTTATGATAGAAAACAAAAAACCCCGCCGGAGCGGGGTTCTCTGCGCTAAGTGCTTGATTTACATCAAGCTCCTGGGCTTCCGAAGATACCAAGCGGATCCGAGACTCCGAAGGAGTACCTCTCCCTACTTTTATATCTTACATTCCCGGTGTCGAAATCACCATCCATTGACGTACTCAACGGTGTCCGCACGAAGTGCTTCAGTCCGTTAGGAACATCGGTGGTGAGGAACCAAGCGTTGGTGTCAGTCAAGAAGTGATTGACGGTGTAGCCTTCAGGGATTGAACCCATCATCTTCAACGCATTCACATCGTTGTCTGCTGTAGCCACACGAAGCTCGGTTTGCAGCAAGCGGGTTGCTGTAAACATGAGATT